TTCTTGCAGATAAGGCAGACGAGACAGATGTTGATTCTGCTATAGCAGGACAGCAGAGCCTACTTAAAGACACCGTAGGATGGACAGGGAAGAACCTGCTGAAGAATACGGCTACAACACAGACTAAAAACGGGGTTACGTTTACAGTTAATGATAATAAATCCATTACCGTTAATGGTACTGCGACCGCAGATGTTTATTTCAATCTTGACTATATAAACAACAGCGACACTACATCTAAGGATATTACAAATCTCGTTGGAGAAACCTTAATAGCAAGTATTTCAAAAACAGATGTCGGTATTAGATTAAATGTTGGTTATTTTAAATCCGATGGATATGTTGATATTATTAGTGGACTCGGCTCAATATATACATCCAAAGAATTTGTGTATCCGGAAGATGCGTTAAGAACAAAGAATTTCTTGCATATACCTTCCGGTTTGACGCTAAATAATGTAACCCTCTACCCCATGCTCCGCAAAGCCGACATCACAGACCCCACCTATGAACCCTATCATGAATCAGTAGAAGTGATGTATGAGGAAGAGATACATGGGGTGAATCTGCTGAAGGTCAATGTTACATCCAAAACCATAGACGGAATCACATACACATTCAATGCAAATAACAGCGTAACACTAAACGGAACATCAACACGTGCATACACCCAATATGACATGGCATACAGATACATAGCCACATTCACAGGAATGGTACGATTGAACGGTGGATTAAGTGCGAATATTCATCTATATCCGTGGGATTTAACACGGGGCGCTCGACCTTATAAGGATTCGTCAAAAACCGAATTGCAAACTGGCAATCAATATAATTCTAACGGAGATATGCTGTTCTATGTAGAAAAAGGGAATGCCTATTATATCAATCCAAGAGTGGTAGAAAATGGTACAACGTTTTCCAATACAACCATATATCCCATGCTCCGCAAAGCCGACATAGAGGACGGCACCTATCGTCCATACAATCATCAGGCTATACAGAATCAGCTTAATGCACAGGGAGTGCTGGGAGCGAAGAATCTGTTAGAGAATACGGCAACCACACAGACTATTAACGGAGTTACTTTCACGGTTAATGCTGATGGAAGCGTTACGGCTAATGGTACGGCAAGTGCAACAGCATTTTTACCCGTGGTTCCTAATAATACTATGACCATTAAAAAGGGAAGTTATATTCTATCCGCAGGAGATGGAATCATAGGTAACTATAGTAAATATGGGCTATATATAAACAATGCATCAGGAGATATTGCGAATACGAAAACTGAAGAAATAACGCATTTTGCATTAAGTGCAGATATTCTCGTTGCTGAATGCAAAATATTTGTTACAAGCGGAACAACGGTTTCTAACCTCACGTTCTATCCCATGCTCCGTCTTGCATCCGACCCCGATGATACCTATCAGCCCTATGCCATGACGAATAGGGAGTTGACGGAGGAGGTAAATACAGCGAACAATGCGATTGACAATCTTTTGAGTCTGGGACAAGCAATATATAGTAAGCAAATTTATCTTCCAGCAAATGGAAGTATTTCAATTTCACAGTCGTATGAATATCAACCTTTTCTGTTGTATGGTCAAAGAAATATACTTATGACATTTTGGTTTACAAGCGATGGAAAAACTTCAATAAAATCTAAAGTAATATCTCAAGACGGAGAATCAGATGCTCCTACAATTACTTATAGCGGTACGCCAAATATGGCTACAATAACCAATAATGTTGCTAATCCTATAAGGTTTATATGTATATCATACGCACCATTCACAGTTTCATAAAAAGGAGGAAATAAAAAATGAATCACAAGTATTACATCATTCAATCAAGTAACGGAGCAGTTTCAATCGAATCGGAGTGGGACGACATCACAAAGGCTATCGTGGCATTTCACGACAAATGCAAGGTACTGTGGAACGCTCCCGACGTGATAGAGGGAATAGTGCAGATAGTGTATTCCGCTGACCTTGCAGTAGTAGGGGGATACAGCGAAAAGATAAGCCATCCGCAGGTTGAGTCCGAGGCGGATGAGGTTGAGTGAATACATCACGGAACAATAAGTAGTGGCTATAACATTACTATTTTGGCAAAATCGGGGAATCTGCTATCTCTTAAACTTACCAAAACAGATAATTCCGCTTTTGATGCCACCAATAACACGCCTTTGGATGTAGCATTTACAGGGGGTTCAAGTGATTCTGTAATTACATTCAGTTAGCATAAATTCACAGGTACAGAAGTTTCATAAAAAGGAGGATACTATGAGAAAGGAGGTAGAAAATGCGAACATATCAAGACTTAATACAAATTGATCCGAATGATGATGCGAAGCGGATTGCATTTGTTCGGTCAATGATTGACGAACATAAAAGCACAGATTTATATAAAATGGCTGTCACGGCTGATGAATACGATCATAAGCGGAACAGCACGATAATGAAATATGAGAAGACCTTACGTACTTTGACGGGAAGAGAAGTCTCGGACAGATGGAGTCCGAATCATAAGACTACCCGCAATTTCTTTAATCGGTTTACTACTCAGCAGAATCAGTATTTGCTCGGAAATGGTATAACCTGGGAGAATGAGAGCACTGCTGAACGGCTCGGGAATGATTTTGATACTCAGCTTCAGAAGGCCGGTAAATCCGCTCTGGTTCAAGGGGAAAGCTTTGGATTTTTCAATCTTGATCATCTTGAGGTGTTTGAGCTTAAAGAATTTGCTCCATTGTATGACGAGGAAAACGGTTCACTCAGGGCAGGAATCCGCTTTTGGCAGATAGACAGCGGTAAACCGTTAAGGGCTGTTCTGTACGAGGAAGACGGGTACACAGGCTTTATCTGGGGAGAACGCAAACCGGACGGGTCCCGTGACGAGATAGGCAGAATTTACACCGCAAAGCAGCCGTATATTACAAAGACACGAACCACGGAAATTGATGGAACAGAAATATATGACGGTGAGAATTATCCTACATTCCCGATAGTTCCGCTTTGGGGGAATAAGAACCACCAGAGTGAGCTTGTGGGATTGCAGGAACAGATAGATGCTTATGATCTGATTAAAAACGGCTTTTTGAATGATCTCGATACTGCACAGATTTATTGGATTATCAAAGGGGCCGGGGGCATGGATGATCCCGATTTGGCAGAGTTTATGTATAAGCTTAAGGCCACTCACTTTGCATCCATGGAAGACGGACAGGACGCACAGCCTGTTGAGGTTAATATCCCGTACAATGCCAGAGAAGTATTGCTTGACCGGATAGAAAAGGATCTGTACAAGGATTACGGGGCACTGAATGTCGAAGAAATCAAAAACGGAGCAGTCACAGCTACACAGATTCTTGCAGCATATGAGCCTTTGAATGAAAAGGCGGATGATTATGAATACTGCATCATTGAGTTTATCCAGGGCATTCTCAAAGTGGTTGGGATAGAAGATAATCCGACCTTTACCCGGTCAAAGCTTATAAACGTCTCAGAAGACGTTCAGACCATCATACAGGCATCAGAGGTACTGGATGATGATTATGTCACAAGAAAGATTCTTACGCTCTTGGGTGACGGGGATCAGGCAGATGAGATTCTTGAAAGAAAAGCAGCGGATGAACTGAACCGTGAAAAAGAAACTCCCATGAGAACGGCAACCATGTATGAGATTACATCAATCCTTGGAAAACTGAAGAGTGGAGACATAACAAAGCGCACGGCAAAATCTATGCTTATCAGAACCGGCTTAAGCGAAGAAGAAGCGCAGGAGACGTTAGACGAGCAGGAAGAAACAGATGAGTGATCCGGCACATGATGAAACAGAGGCCCTTCTTGCGGCTTTAGAAAAGCGTATAACGGAAGAATATCGTCAAGCGGAGCAGGAAATACAGGCAAAGCTTGACGATTATTTGAAACGGTTCAAAAAAAAGGACGAAACATGGCAGAAATGGGTCGAACAGGGGAAAAAGACCAAAAAACAGTATAGCAACTGGCGTATAGGTCAAATTGCTATGGGTAAGCGTTGGAGAGAGATGAAGCAGACCATAGCAGAGGATATGGCAAATGCAAATCAGATTGCAAGAAGCATAATATTCGGCCATATGCCAGAGGTTTATGCTATAAATCATGCTTACGGTACGTTTGAAACTGAAAAAGGCTCCATGATAGACACATCATACACTCTGTACAATCGGGAAGCCGTTGAGCATATCTTAAAAGATCGCAAGATATATCCGGGTCCGGGCAAACAAACCCTTGAAGCTATTAACAGTGGCGAGATTATCCGTTGGAACAAACAACAGGTGCAGTCTGTAATGCTGCAAG